ACGCAGCAGTAAAGGATATGAGAATGAATGCGGAAGAAGCAAACGACCCATTCACTAAAAAATTCAAAGATAAAGTTCTTGAAGCACTACTTGGAGAGCCTGAAATGATGGCTAAGTTTGTGCATTACGCTCTAAGAATGGGAAATGATGCTCTTTCTGAAAAAGTTTGGAGCATTAAAGACATGGAACCGGATGCGATTACAGACGGCTACCCCGGTCTTGACCTAGAAGTAAGCGACATCCCCCTCTATATTGTAGAGCAATACGGCGACGGAAAAGACTCAAAGAAGGTAGATATTGCTGTAGATGAGGCTCTTGATATCTTAGAGATGTTTTACCTCTCCGAACACAAAGAAAAAGAATGGGAAGAAGTTAAAGATATTGAAAAGTCTGCGACTGAAAAATCCCAATCTGATTTTATTATTCCCAACAAACCTATGTATCGTATTTTTGATATTGAAGACTTAAATGAATTAAAGGGATTTAGTGGCGATTGGGTTATTCAAGAAAAATATGATGGGATGAGAATCCAATTACATAAGATTGATGGGAACATTAAAATTTATTCATATAATGAAAAGGATATTACTGATAAATGTCCTGAGCAGGTCAAGGAATTAAAGAAGAAAGAATACGGCGACTGTATTTTTGATGCAGAGTTAATCCTTTTTGATGGTGATGAAGCACTTCATCGCGCCGATACTATCTCTCACGTTTTCAAGAATAAATATCCAAAGGCTGAATTAAGAGTTCATGTCTTTGATGTTATGCGACATGAGAACAGAAATCTTGTCGAAGAACCGTTAGAGGACAGAATTACTATCCTGTTCAACAACTACTCAGCCAAGTCTTCTGATGCTATCGCCTATCCTTCTAAGAAAGATACCCGAATGGCTGATAATCTAAAGGATATCAAGGAATATTCTGAAGAAATTATGAAAATGCCTACCGCAGAAGGTGTCGTCATTAAAGATGCTACTTCCACTTATTACATTGGAACGAGAAAGAATCCAAAATGGATTAAGTGGAAGAAATTCGTGGACCTTGACCTCATCGTTCTAGATAAAAAGAAGACCAAGAGCAATCTTTTCTCATATACGCTAGGTGCAGGCCCGGTAGAAGGTGAAGGGAAGCATTTCAAGGAAGTGGACGGTCGGACTTTTATGGACGTTGGAAAGGCTCTTAACACGAAAATTTCTGCTGACGTAGGCGACATTATCCGTGTGAAAGTGGATGAAGTGAAGGCGTCGGATGATAGATTTACAATTTTCTCGGCAAAGGTAATTGAAATCCCTGAAGTCGAACAACCTGATAAGTTAGTCACATTAGAGATGCTTTCTAAAGATACCAAGCGTTCACTAAATTACGACGTTAGAGCATTAGAAAAAGGTATTCAGATTACTGACCATATTCACGGTGACGCTACTCTTATTATCAAATCCGAGTTTGACGGTTTTACTATCTATGGTTTTGAAGAATCTAACCTTATGTCTAAGAATGCTATTGCAAATTTAGATATGTGGAAGACACAAGCAGAAGAAGTAATGAAAACTAAGCAGGGTGTAATTGCTTCTGCTATTATCATTTATCTTCAAGAACAAGGTCCAAAGAGTCCAAAGGAAGTCCACAATTTCTTAGTTAAGAACAAGCCTTCTGAGTATGAAGATATTCTAGACAGCAATCTTCAAAAGTTACCTGAATGGGCTAATCTAAGAGATGGACTTAATTATGACACAACTTCTAAAAAAATAAGTGCTGATAGTGAGAAATTAATTAAAGAACCATTAGCAAAGGCATATAAAACTCCTGAAGAATATAGAACAGGAGTATTTAAATTATACATGAGAAAAGATGATAATCTTGACTTAAGTATTAAAATTGGTGATGAAAATTTAGTTTGGTTCATTGACCTTCAAGGTGAAGACGCTCTCTTTGAATTGTTTGGAAAGGCAGGGAAGTTCCCGGCTCAAGTTTCTAAAACAAAGGATAGAGAAAAGTTAGTTGATAAAGGAAGCATCGAACTTGGTGTTCAAAAGGAAGGATACCATGAATATTTCCTCAAAGGAAATAAGTTCGAAACTAAACTACATATTAGAGTTATCCCGGTTGATGGAAAAGAAATGTGGCTTGCTTGGACCGGATATAAGCAAACTCCGGCAGATAAAAAGACAGACACCGGATTGTGGAACATCTATAACGACAGGTATAATAAATTGACCATCCCTTCTTGAAGAAGGTAGTCCTTTATGTAGTGGAAGCGAGAAGAGAGGTTGAGGAAGATGGAAGACACCCTCCACGACAATACCAATCGTGGAGACTTCAACATTCTAAAAAGCAACGACGACCTAATGATTGGCGGATATGCGAGCATTGAAGTTGTAGATAAGCAGAACGACCTCATTACAATCAAAGCACTTAACGAAGCAGTTAAGAAATTCATGGAACAAAAGTCATTTAGAAATGTAATGACTAATCATTCAAACGTTCAAGTCGGAGAAGTAGTGGACTCGTATCGAGACAAACAAGGAAGACTATTCAAGACAGAAGTTGATGATGTAGGATTCTTTGTTGTTATCAAACTACGCGATGATATCGAAAAAGCCAAGGAGATTAATAGAGGAATTAGAAAAGGTTCTCTACGTTCTTTTAGTATTGGTGGACAAGCATTACAGAAAGTCAAAAAATCAAATTCTGAATTAGGACAATATAACGAAATTTCAAAGTTAGAACTACATGAAGTCACTATTTGTGAAAAAGGTATTAACCCGGAAGCAAAGTTTGACATTTTAAAACAAGAAAACACAGGTGAGAAAATGACCGAAAAACTAGAAAAAGCACTAGAAGAGTTAGATACACTTCTTAAAGAAGTGAATACACTCCGAAAGGAAGAAGAAGAAGAAAAGGGTATGGGCGAATACATGGATAAGCCTGAAACCGAAATGGCTGACGATGAAATGGAAGCCGCTGAAGACGAAATGATGTCTTATTCAGAAGATGAACAAAAAGCCCACGTTGCTACTCTTGATGGAGCAGGTAACGAAATCGGTGAACCTGCTGACCGCATCGTAATTACAGGCGGAAAGCCCAAGGCTTCCGACCTTCCCGTTGTTAAGGCATTCGGCAATGAAGAACTTAACACCCTTGACCTTTCCGTTGGAAACATCGAAAAGGCATACGAGGCTTTCCGTCAAGAGCAATTAGAGAAACTTGCTTACGACAACCTCCAAAAGTCCTTCGTTGCTCGCTTTGAGCAAGAAATTACTTCCCGTGAGGATGTAATCGCAAAGCAGAACTATGATGCTGCTTCCGAGATTACTGCTCTTAAGGAAGAATTTACTGAACTTCGCAAGTCTCTTACCCAAGAGCGCGAAGTTATCGCAAAGGCCCAAGAAGAGGCCGCTGCTAACGTTCCAACATTAGACGATATCGCCAAGATGGATTGGTCAGATGTTCATCGTCTAGTCGGAGGAAACCTTTGAGGTGATTTAAGATGAGTGGTTATATTAACACAATTGCAGATTTAGAAGCACAAACATACGGTGTAGGAAACTTTGCCGCCGGAAACTCGCTATTAAAGCAAGCAGGCGCGGTTGCAGGTATTCACACCGGACACGACCTTTCGATTGGCGTTGGTTCCGGCACTACCGGAATTTCCGACGTTACCGGCCTTTACAACGTTGTATATGGTCAGAAGGTTTGGTCTATGCTTAACCGTGAATGTAACGCCCTTTCGATGCTTTCTAAGCGTCCTTACACTTCTTCCGGTTGGAGAGTGTTAAAGGAGCGTCCCTCTGGTGGAAGCGGTAATTCGTTCTCTGTCGCCATTAGCGGCGGTAGTGGTTCTATTGGTGGAGCCTCTCCTCAATTGGACTTCATTGGTGGTGTTCCAGAAAATGCCGGTCTTTCGACCGCTGCTGATGGTTTGAACCCAATGGCCCCAACCTACGCTCAATTGTTCATGAGTCCGAAGATTGTCGCACATCAGTTCGACTTCTCGGAATTGGCTATGGAAATGGCAGCAATTGACGACGGTATTGGCGACATTCGCGCACAAATGCGTGAAGACATGGGTAAGCACCATTCTGAAGTTCAGAACAAGATGTTAGTTATGCCCTTAGAGCATTATGGTGACGCTACGCTTTCAGAAATTGAGCGTAACTACACCTCGCTTTTGAAGGTAATTACGAGCCACACCGAATTAGATACTCTTCGAGCCGACCTTGCGTCTTTCGACCGTGCTGATTCTGCTCCCGAAGCATACGACATTTACGGCATTAACCGCGACGATGATTCTTTCCTCGACGCTGAAGTTGATTTCGGCGCAGGTTATCAAGCCGGAGAAGTCCGTTCTTTGACCTTAACTGTGTTAAACAACATGATTCGCAACTTGCGAACTGCCGGTGGTTCTCCAAAGGTTATCCTTACGGGCTACGACACAATTCAGACCATTTCTGACCTCTTGCAGAGCCAAGAGCGATTTATGGACCGCAAGGAAATCGTTCCAACTGTGAACGGTGTTCGTGGTGTAAAGGGTCAAGAAGTCGGCTTCCGTGTTTCGACCTACTACGACATTCCCCTGATTCCGGTCAAGGATATGCCTTCCACAACTCAAGCATCTACTTCGATTAGTGACTTGCTTTTCCTTGATACTGACCATTTGTGGCTCTCTGTGATGAAACCTACTCAATACTTTGAGGACGGTATCGCTAACGGAAACCCCTTCGGTGTTGGAACTCTCGGCAACCGTGCGCTTTACCGCACAATTGCTGAAGTCGGTTGTTCCTTCTTCAAGGGCCAAGGTAAGATTACCAACGTCCAATGAGGTGTTTTAGTTGACTGAAGAAGTTTTTACAGTTACTCTTTTGGCTGACCATAAAGGTCAAACACGGCCAAGAGTAAATGGGGATGAGTATATGGTTGATGCCCTAATTGATGTATCAACTTATGATGCATCCGGTGTAGTAATGAGTGCAACAAGTTTTGGATTAGATAGCATCAACTCCATTTCCCACACAGGGACTAGCAACGTGAAGTTTTATCCGACCTTTGTTATTTCTGGAACTGATGGGAGTTATACGAGTTCAAGTTCGGTAACAATGCTACTTGTTGACGCATTACAGGCTACACCCGCAGAAGTCGCAGATGGTGGAACCCATAGCGGAATGCAATTCCGTGTTAGGGTATTCGGAAACCTCTGAGGTGTTAAGTATGGTTAGCGTAAGATTGTCGGATAATTCGACAATTCCTCGCTTAAGCCTAAAGGGATTGGAGCAGGTTCTCGTCATTACCCGACGGGAGCCTGCTTCAGTTCCAATCGCGTGGGCTATTCCCCGTCTTTCTGATAAGGAATTGCTTTTTGTTTTTGATGAGTCTGAAAGGGCAGAATTAGAGGCATTAGAAGGCCACCTGTTAGAAATGGCTTTAAGCGAACTAAAACTTAAAGAGGATGCTAGCGTTTCTGAAACTCTTTTGGGCAAAAAGAAGCGTAGTGCAGCGGCACAAACAAAGGCAGCAGCACAGAAAGTAAAGTCTTCTATTGGTAAAAAGTCTTCATTAGCCCCTGAATCTAACGATTCTTAGGCCGAGGACTTAAGTAGTAGACGCAATATAGAGCAGATGCCGGAGGCATATACATGGTTGGATGCAGGTCAAGCGGTCTTTTAGACGCAAGCGCACAAGTAGTTACAGGTAAATGTAAATTGATTTCAATTCACGTTACTTCAATTGGTGGCCCCGCTACTATTAAAGTATTCGACGGAACGGACAATAGCGGAAAAGAAGTGGCTAGAATTACCGCAGGTATTGATAATCTAACAGGTGGAACACCGCCAAATTATATTCAAGATGAAACTCTTGAGTTTGATATGCACGGAGTTCTTATGGAAAGCGGTATCTTTTACGAAGAAACATCTGGCGAAGCAGCAGTTTTCATTAACTTCGCGTGAGGTGTTACTTTGGCGGCATTAAATCAAGATACCCGGTTAATTATGACCATTTTATTTTGTGGTTGTCTTAGCGGTGCAAACGTTTTCTTCTATTCTAAATATGGGGTTGATTTCCCATATACCAAGTTAGCCCACGGGGTTCTATTTGGACTAGTTACTGTTGGAGCAATCATGATTATGAAAGCAGTTGGGGATTTGTTTCTCAATGACAGAATCGAAATGTTTTTGCTTGACCGTAAAATCGAAGCATATTGGTCTAGAATGTCCCGCGATGAGCAACAAAGGAAAAAACTTATTGAAACCTCAAAGCAATTTACTACAGACTTCAATACTCCTCCGCAATTTGGTTTCCAAAACCAAAACAACGAGGTTAGTGCTGACTTCTTGGCTAAGTTGCAATAAGGTGATATGAGTGTTGATGGACCTTATGGGTATGTCTGATTCTGATTACATGTATAATCAGACTCGCGCCCATTCTGCTGACATTATGTTTCTTAAATTAAAGGCTTGGTTTTACGGAATTTCGTTTTCCGTAGCGGCGTTGCTTCTCGGCAACATTGGCGGAGTCTTCGGTATTGATATCATCGGTTGGATGATTAACGCCATTGTTGGTATCTTTACTCATTAAGGAGGGTTTCAATGAATGTCTCTTCTTACGGGCTTTGCGGTTGTTGTGACGGAAGCGGCCCTTGCTATTTACAGAAAACTTCACGCAGTTCATTTTGGAGTTTATGGAGCAACGATGGTTGGAAAAACAACACTACATCATCAGTTGAGAACAAGAGGAGAGGTTCAACAAATTAAAGAAAGAACGGTTGGAAGACACCGTGCATCAAGAAAATATGTTAAACTTGATGGTGATGCTCATACATTAAAGACCGCAGACATTGGTGGAGAGGCAATTTATTGGAAGGAATGGCTCAAAGATATGCGAGAGAGGAAAGTAAAATACGTTATTTTTATGATTGACCACCGACACTTAGATAATGATTCAAATATGGACCACCAAATCGCATGGAAGTTTTTTGTTGATGCGATGATTAATGACTATTGGCCTGATGGAAAAAAGAAAAGGGATGCAGACTTTCCATTAGCGGTAGGGATTTGGGCAAACAAATATGATATTTGGGGAGAAAAATATCCGACTGATGATATCCTAAAGCACGAAATCTTTGAATCATTTAGATATGGAATGAGCAAATTAAACGATAGAGGAATCCCTTGTTTTAAGTATATTGTTTCTGCAAAGTCTGACCCCGAAATGGTGTATAAAGGAATCTTCACAATGATTAAGGACTACTGATTATTATGTGGTTCGATATCATTAGGAAAAAAGTTGTGAATATGGATGTGGTTAAAGATATTATACACCACCTTGACGGCGTTTTTCATTACTCTAAAAGTATGCCGAATAAAATTAAAAATTCTAAATATAACGATGCTCGCTCAACATACAACTATATTAAAAATAATATGTATGTAATAGAATACGACAATTGGTATGAAGAAAGAGCCCCAAAAGTTAGAGAAAGTGAGGCTTATGTCAAAAGATTCGAAAAACTTTTAAGGGAATTAACGGAATGGTATAATTCAGTTCCTAAAGAAACAAAGAGAAAAAGTAGGAATCTCTTTAGAGAAATCAACAAAGACTTGAATGCTGCAAAATCACTTTTCTTAGATTCTGATTTTACATTTACTGATTATAGACAATCTTTAGGAGTTTATTACCCAAGTAAAGATACATCAACAGTTAATCTCCCTGCTCAAAAAAGACGAATGAATCCAAAAGGATACATTTTTCCTAACTTTTCTGAAAAGGAAGAGGAAAAGTTGATTCAAAATATCGCGGACACGCTTAGTCATGAATATGGTCATCAGGCATCAAGAAGTATTGGTAAACCAACAGAAGATTCATTTTCTGAAGAAATGTTAGCATATTTAGTAGAATATCCTAACGATAAACGAAAAGCATTAGAAAGTTGGCTACGCCACCCTGATGTTAAAGACGCCGTGGAGAAAGATAAATCGGGTAGGCGCATAAAAATATACGATGCTATTAAAATGGCTGTTCAAACAGGAGTAGTCGGAAATAAAAATAAAACCTTATCTGATAAAATTGATGCTCTATTAATGGTTCACGGCTTGCCTACGCAGCGTCCAATAAAAACATGAGGTGAAAAAATGTATCAACAACCACAATTAGTCGGAATGCAAACTGCTCAGACTTCTGCGGCGTTTCTTCCAAAGTTACCTGCCGCAAGAATGCCCGGACCAATTGAAGAATTCAAATACACTTCAATTAAACCTAAGAAACAAATGAAAGAGATTCGCAAGGTATTGCTACCTGAAAAGAAGAAATTTTTATTCTTTAGATATGGGAAGCAGTTTAACCTTAAGGACCGTTGCGTAGTTTGTGGAACACATCATCATTGGGATGCAGGGGATTACTTACGTCCTGTTATTCCTTTGACTGAGGTTCATAAGGGTCGCCCAATGAAAGGAACCTATTGTCCTAAACACGCGGCTATGCATATGCAAATGGAGATGTTGGAACAACAAATCATCGCTAATGAACATGGCCTTGAGTTTAAAGGATTTAAACCTAAGATGCCAACTATTATTAGAAAGGGACCAATTACTACCTTAAGCCCCCAAGATGTTGCATCCCTCACCAACGCCGGATGGTTCATAAAGCCACCTGCCCCTGCAACCTTTGAGGACGACAAGGCGGAGGCAGCAACGCTTCTTATCTCTTTAAATTCAGATATTCAAAGATTAAACCATTTGGTCGGAAAAGGAGTTGAATTAGATGCGACAGAAAGAAGTGATTAGCGCGATTACAAACCAAGGAGATACGACGTTTAAAACCGTCAATAATCTTCTTTCGTTACAAGATAACCATGTTGAAGAGTTTTTCCAATATCACGGCGAAACATTCCTTGGAGCCTTAGAGCAATTAATGGAAGACGTAATCGAAAGAGTTGTTAGCCAAATGTTAACTAAGTTGTCGTTTAATATTGCTGATGGAAAAGCAGTAATTGTTCCAGATGCTATGCGAGAGTTCGAAAGAATTACTCAAGAAAACATTGACTTGGATATCCAAAGAATTCTTCAGTCTGCTCTTAATCAAGAAGCAATCAACCAACGAAAGATGGCGAAGCAGCAATACCTAGAATCTCAAGGCTTTGGTAGCGCAACACCGGGCGCGGCAGCATTTGGTGGCGGAGCAGTAGGTGGTGCTATGGCCGGAGGCTATCAAATGCAAGGAGCCGTTCAAAACGGTTCAGGCTATCCTATCCAACCCGCCGGAACAGACGGATATGGTCGTCCTTATTGGATTGACCCACAAACAGGGCAAATGTCCTATGAACCACCACAAAGCGGCTTAGGCCTCGGAGGCGCACTCCAAAAGGGCGCTGCTTGGGCTAAATGGCTCATGTGAGGTGGTTAATTGTTACTGAAAGCCGGACAGTATAAAGATAGAGATGGGAATGAATTCCCTTACTCTAATATTGATATTTCTGTCCGTCGTCACCTTTTAGGTGAAATTGTTGGGCAAAGTGATGCTGAGTTCTTAGATAACTTAGATGATATTTTAGAAGCCTCTCAGGGAACTTCTGGCTATTCAAAAACAAAGTTTATTGAACACATTAAAACTACTTCTGAGACTCTTCTAAGTAAAACTATTGGGGATTTACTCGGCCCACTATCCCCTAAAGGATTTTCTCTACCTAAAAAGGTGAGAGAAGTTTCTTTAGAGTTTAGAACAAAAGAAGGGACCAAGCAATTAGAAAATCCTGTTGAGGGTAGTCCCCAATTTAATCCCTTAGATACTCGAACCTTTGAAGAATATCCAGAATATGACCCTAGTGATTTAGATTTATCTGGCATTAAAAATGAGCCTGAGAAAACTAAAGAGGATGATAAAATAATTAGAGTCATCACTTTTAACGAGATAGAAAATCTTGATAAAAAGGGTAGCAAGTCTAAATTTTTAATGTCTAAGGGAATCAGACCAACTTTAGAAACTTTAAGCAAAAATATTGAAACCTTTGACTTGATTGGTCCGGCAGAAATGGACCCCAAAGATGTTCGTATTCCTAAAGGTAAAAGAAAACCGAAAGAATCTAGAGAAGCAAAAAGATTATATTTCTTCCAACTTCCGGTAACTTTACAACTAACAGGGGAAATCAGTAATATCGTTGCAACCATTGAAGATATTTTAGACTTATTTGACCGCATCGAATATAAAACTTTACTTGAGGAACTAGAACAATTAGGCCCTGAAACTCGTGAAGATGCTGAAACCAAAGCAAAGATGATGGGCATTGTTAGAGTTGCTAGGGAATTGTTTAGATTACATAAGGAGTATTATATGAGTAGAATGCTCGCTGAAAAATATGGCGGTAAGGAGTTGAATCAAGATTATGATACGGGCTTCCAAATCTTTGATACCATTAGCGAAGCGACAGGAAGTTTTGGAAAAAGAGGATTTACCCAAATCAAAGAAGAAATTGAAAGGTTATTCAATGAAGGAATAGACGGCGAAAAATTACCAAAAAAGATTGGTAAAACTGACCTCAGAAAAGAGTCAAATAATTTTATTCAGTTGATTGATAATCTTATTTCTTTAGAAAGAGTTTTGCAGAAGCAATATGATGACCTATCTATGTCTGACGTTCCTGAAGAATACTTTGCTTCTGAGTCTGGAAAATTTAAATATAGTGCTCAACAAGCAAAGAAAGCAAAAATGGATGACTCATTAGAAGCAAGACTTCGAAGAATTTTTGAAGCAGAGGAAAGAGAAAAGAAATTTGCATCGGAAGAATCTAAGGTTGAAAAAGCAGAAGTTTCCGATGAAAAAATTGCTGAAGAGATTTTTGAAGGAAAGGAAGACGCCGCTAAAAAGTTAGTAATGAAGTATATTAGAACAGACTACGACCTTTATGAATATACATTTAGAGTGGAAAAGACTAGCAAAAAAACCATATTAAGTTATGCAAGAGCCAAAATCATCGGAAACTTAAGACCTAGCATTGTTCCCAAAGACCGTGATTCGGCCTCTTATACTATCTTAGAAACAACAGGCGAATTAACAAGAGAAGAGAAAGAACAATTATATTCTGCCCTTCGAGAAATTAGAATTAACGAAGAAGACTTAGAAGATTACTTAAAGGAGGTATGAATATGCCCGTAGCATCATCACCAAGCGATTATACTTCTATTGCTCCTGATTATGCTAACGGTTTTGGTTTCTATACCGACGTAACGGCTGTAGCAGATATGCTACAAATTCCAGAATTTACTGACCTTACAAATCCAACAGAAGCACAGGTTGGTTCAATCATTAAACGTGTTGAAGGCATGGTTGATGATAAGGCAAAGCGTTCCTATAGACCAATCATTCATGAACAAGAGTTTCACAATTTTGAATTTGCTCGACATCCCATGCATTCATACTATGGCGGATATGTTGGTTTTATTCAGTTACCTCAAATGAAAGTTCGAAAGATTATTTCATTAAGAGTTTGGCAGGGAAATCACTATGAAGAGATTGCATCTGCCCAAGCATCTTTAGAAATGTTGGATAATTTTAGAGATTTACATTCCATTACTTTTCAGTTGCCCAATAGCGGAACCTCTTTTGTTGCAGAAGCAAGCACCGACGGTTCTCCTCTTATTGATGAATTCGAAGTTGCTTTTGGTAAAAAGACCGCAGTAGCAGAATTAGCCCATCTTGTGAATGAAGAGTTCCCGTCTTCAACATCTCAATTTACTAAGGGAACTGCTTCAAAAGCCCTTGCAGTTGGTAATCTCACCGTGTCTGACTACTTTTATGCTCAGAAGGACTCTGAAAATTCAGCAAGCATCCTCATCTCGTCCCTGCTTCCGAGTGATGATGGCTCCGATTGTGTGCTGAAAGCGAGCATTCAACAGGCAGCCACTACAGTAAATGCCTCGGCTAACCTAACAGTTGCAGATAGCAGTAAGTTAAAGGTAGGAATGACTCTTAGTAGCCATACTCATATTCCTGCTAATACTACGATTTCTTCTATTACTGATGCTACTACTGTTGTTATGAGTGCAACTGCGTCAGGTGCTAGTTCTGCAACAACGACATTTTCTTCAATCAATGGCATTCCTACTGTTTGTGGTATGGTTCCATTTACAGATAAAAATGATATGCGTCGTCTTGGTGACTATTGGACAATTGGTAGTGAAGGTAGAATTTTCTTTTTGAGAGAATACCCGTATCATACACAGAACTCGGTAGTCGTTACTTATATTGCAGGGAGCAGTAGAGTTCCTGCGGCTATTCACGAAGCCGCAACTAAGTTAGCCTGTGCTGAAATCTTACGTCACGATGACCAAACTATTCTTATTGCTGAGACAGGTGGAAATATTAGCATCAAAGAAAAGTATGATATTCTTCGTAAAGAAGCCTTTGAAACATTATCAGGTAAGAGCGATATTGTTTATTTCCTTGATTGAGGTGTCTAAGAATGAGTATTGAAGTTAATATGTCTCACTTCAAAAGATTCTTAAGAGTTCAAGAAGAAAGACAGAAAGCAATGGCCGAAGTTTCTTCTCTACTTGGTGTGGATATCCGAATGTCGGACGAAGAAAAACTTAGATACGCGGAAGAAGAATTTACCAAGTATCTTGAAAATGAAGTGTATAAGGGGGTTGAGGCATGGATGAAGTCAGCCTTCTCATAGACATTTTAGATACGAATTGGGCTTCATCTGCATCTGCTCTTGAAACTGCTAGTGTTATCAGTTCAAGTCACATCGCTAAACCTAATTTTATTGATGTTCGTTCTCTTGAAAAGAACAAAGGTGTTCGTTATGACCTTTCTTCTAAAGACGTAATTATCTTTTTTGAAGATAGTCAAAACATCGAATACCCAACAATTCATTATGATATTCGTAATGAAACCTATGGTTTTACTATGCATATTCGAACAGTTCATGATGAAAGGGCAGGTGGGGAGGCATCTTTTGGCCGCGATAGGCTTAGGGCTTTATACTTGGTCGCGCGTCATGCACTTGAGAGCGCGAGGCGTGGCTATACCGCATCCGATGGTTCAAAGTTTAATCAGATTTTCGTCGGTTCAAGAAGTGAGTCAAACGACCGTGCTAAAAGATTATTCGGCTATAAAGTAAGCATTGAAGCAAAGAGATTTGCCCTCACAGTCCCGTAAGTTTGTTTTACGAGGGGGAATTAAATAATGACCAACACAGATATTTTCTTAGGAAGCGGCGCAAGTATTACATTTGTCCCAGAGAATGATTTATTCATTGGGGTTGGATTAAAAGATGGCGGCACGGCCTTAGACGGCTCGGCACAATCTATTATTCAGGTAAATGCTACTTTTGATACAGATTTTGAATTAATTACAAACTTATACAAAGGTTGTATTTTAGAAAGATATAATACATCTGATGTGTTTCAATCTTCACATAGAATTACTGCAAATGATGTAAATTCTTTCACTATTACTCCTTCGGCTGCTGCCGCATCAACGGACTATTTCGTTGTTAAGGCTTATGGCGCACCTGTCCCTGCTCCCGTTTCTACGGCAAAGAGATTACTTTCTGACCAATGGTTAGGAATTCTTGAAAGTGCTACATTCCCGTCAACAGAAGTTGAAATGAAACAGGTAAATCTTTCTCTTGGTGGTTCTAGAAATTACACCTACCAATATAAGGGAATTACTTCCTTTAGTGGTGGTAATCTTGGGCTTGTCGCAAATCATGGTTCTTTCTTATATTACTTCTTAGGGAAATGCACTCAAGTAGTTTGTAGCACAGACGCTCTTGCTACCGCTTTATCATCGGATGCACATAGACAAACCTTAGCACACGGTTCGAGCGATAACGACGCTTTCCTTATTCGTTCAATGAATGAATCAACCGCAGAAGTCGCCGCAGGTGA